GATGAGGATGTGGATGAAGGATTGTTTGGTGAGAATGATAAAGACTTAGTCAACAGAGTACAAAAAGAAACAGGAGGTAGTGTAGATGAGTAATTGTTATGACCATGAATATAAATCTAATATGCTTGATAGTTATTATTGGGATAGTAAAGTTGAAGCTAAAGAAAATCTCAAAGAAAACTTACAAGAGTTGCGTGATTGGTATGAAGGCGAAACAAAAAAATATATTAATGCACTTGGAAGTTTTGATAATTGGTACGCAGAATATTCTGGTGGCAGTTGGGAAGAAAATAATATAGATGAATACAAAGGAGGATAGATGAGTAACAATATAAAACCAGAGGTAACAATTACTTGGGGTACTGAAAAAGAAATAACTAAAACTTATATCTTTGAAGATGAAACACAGAAAGCTTTTTTTCTTAAGGGTGTAGATGAGAGCAATGGTTGGTTGGAGTATGAGATAGTTGAGAAAGGAGAGACTATATCATATGTACAAAGTAATAATCCTGTCAGTCGTATTATCCCTTAGTCTATTGAGTTGTAGTAAAGGAGATTTTGACCCGACAATTACTATAATTAAACAGGTAATTAAGTCAACAAAATCAACGACTTACGAGGATAATAAATAAATAATTATTTCCTTGCAATCAAATAAAAAGTATGGTATAATAGAAGGTTAGTAGTATGATAAAAATTATAGGAATAATATTTGTATTAATAGTATGGAGTTTTATAATAACAGGAACATTTAATTTAATATGATAAAAAATATTTGTGCAGGTTTATTAATTTTATGTCAGTCATCTTTTAATTTTCAAGATGACTTTGAATATAATAATAACGAAGAGTTTATAGTGGGAGTAAAAAATTGTGCGTTGTTTTATAATGCAGACTTACCCGCTAAAGATAGAATACCTATTGAAATAATTGTAGGTCAAGCTTCATTAGAAAGTGACTGGGGCAAGTCAAGATTTGCAATAGAGGGAAACAATTTATATGGTATGCGTGAGTATGATTTAACTGAACCGCATATCAAACCACTAGGAAATTTAGAAGCAAACTTTGGATTAAAAGTTTATCCTACTAAATGTTTATCAGTTGTTCACTACATAGAAACTTTGTTAAGTCATAGAAGTTATGCAGAGTTTAGAGAAAAGATGTACGATATGTGGGTAGTTGATGAGTACGATATATTTTTATTAACTGAAATGTTATATAACTATTCAGCAGATAAAGATTACGCAGTCAAACTAAGAAGAACAATTTTGTTTATAACTGAAAGGGGTTATCTAAATGGCAGGGAATAAGAAGTTTGATATTGATTTAAAGTATGGACAGATACGAGAACAAAAAGTAAAAGACATGTTCTCTAAGTGTCAGATAGAAGTCAAGTCAGAGAGAGATTGGTGGCAGAGAACAGGAAACATAGCCATTGAGTATGAGTATCGAGGGAAACCAAGCGGTATCTATGCAACAACAAGTGACTATTGGTTTCATAGATTAGAGTTAAAGAAAAAAGAATTTTGTACACTTGTTTTTAAAACATCCATTCTAAAAAAGATTGTGGATAGTTACAAAGATAAGTTGACAAAAAATGTGGGCGACAACAAGGCGAGTAAATGCGTACTAATACCTATCAAAGAAATATTTCGAAAGGAGTTTTATGACAATGTTTAAAGAGATAGAACAAGTGAAAGCAGAGATACAAGAACACGAAGGGTTCAGAGATACTATATATAGTGATTCATTAGGATTTGCTACTATAGGTTGGGGTCACCTCGTAAAAGACACCGACAATTTTGAGAAGGGAGTTGCTTACAGTAAAGAGGAGTTGCAGAAAGTTTTTGATGAAGACTTTGATTTAGCATGGGCTAATGCAAATTCTTTAGTCAAAGAAAGATTGACAAACACAGACTTCGAACTACTAGATATAGATAGGAAGATGAAAATCATATCTATATTTTGTAACATGTGTTTCCAATTAGGTAAGGCAGGTGTAGGTAAGTTCAGAAAAATGTTTGAGAACATAGCTAAACTAAATTTTAAAGGGGCGAGTTTAGAAATGTTGGATAGCAGGTGGGCTAAACAAACACCTAGTCGTGCCGAATATTTATCAAATAAAATGTCGCAGGTATAAAATAAATTTATTTATGCCTTGCTTATGACACAATTGTATGATATAATATGTTTAATTTAAATAAAATAATTAACTATGTTAAAGATTATAATAGTTATTATTATAATATTAATAATAATATTAATAAATATTTAATAGAGTAATGACATGTTTAAAATTAAACTAAATAAACTATTATTAGCACTTGACTTTGTTTTAGTTTCGTGCTATAATACAAACTTCAATAATAATATAGGAGGTATATATGCCAACAGTTGAAGGTAAAGCATATTGGGCTAGTGTGACTAGACCTAATACAACATTCGACCCAGTATATCAAATTGATTTAGCAGTTGATGACAAGACTGCTGATGAGTTCAAGGGTAAGGGTGTGTCAGTAAAACAAGATGATAGAGGTTCTATTGTCAAGTTCAAAAGAAAAGTTGCTAGGGCGGATGGGACTAAAAATCCTATGCCGAGACTAGTGGACTCTGCAAAACAACCTATTGATGTACTAGTAGGTAATGGTTCAAAGGTTAAAGTTTTATACAAACCTTTTGACTGGACATTTGCAGGTAAATCTGGTACAAGCTTGGACTTACAAGCAGTACAAGTAATTGACCTCGTGCCATATGGCGAAGACTTTGATGTCTCGGATGGCGGGTTTGTTGCAGAAGGTAACAACGAGGAATTTTAACTAACTAAAACAGGGGGCGACATATGAACGAAGACAAATCTAAATTTGTAGAGTATCATGTCCCCTGTTCTACTTGTGGAAGTAGTGATGCAAGAAGTATTAATGATGATGGCAGTAGCTATTGTTTTTCTTGTACCACTTTCTTCCCGAATGAGACAGGGGTAAATCAACAACAACAAAGGGGCGACATGCAGACAGCAGAAAAAATAACAGACTTAAGTTATCATCAAGGTTCTGTATCTTCTATATCAGATAGAGCAATCAATAGTGAGACTTGTAAAAAGTATGGAGTGAAGGTTACTTACAATGGTAACAATCAAATAGCAAAACATATCTATCCATACTATGACGAGACAGGTCAGATGATAGCAACCAAGACTAGATATGTTAAAGATAAACAGTTCTCAATACTAGGTTCGACATCCAGTTCTGGATTGTTCGGTCAGCAATTATTTAATGGCGGAAAATTTGTAACCATAACAGAGGGTGAGGTTGACGCAATGTCAGTCTATCAAATGTTAGGTTCAAAATATCCAGTAGTTTCTATTAAGAATGGAGTTGCTTCCGCATTAAAAGATATCAAACATAGTTATAATTGGCTTGATAAATTTGACAATATTGTAATTAATTTTGATAACGATAGTGTAGGTAGAGAAGCTTCGCAAAAAGTTGCGGAGTTATTTCAACCCGGGAAAGTTAAGATAGTAAAACTTTCTGAAAGTTACAAAGACGCAAATGATTTGTTGCGTTCTAAGAAGTATGAAGAGTATGTAAAAGCTTGGTGGAATGCACCAGTACATGCACCAGATGGTATCATTGAAGGTAGTCAATTACTTTCTGAGGTACTAGAACCAATCGTAAAATCCAGAATAGATTATGGATGGAAAGGTTTAGATGAGTTAACTTATGGTATTCGTAGCGGTGAGTTAGTTACTATTACTGCGGGGACTGGACTTGGAAAAACATCAGTCATCAAAGAGTTAGTATATCATATCTTTAAAAGTACAGAGAGTAACATTGGTATGATTATGTTAGAAGAAAGTCCTAAGATAACTGCACTAGATATCATGGGAACAGAAGCTAACTTACCTTTACGAAGACCCGATATTAATTTATCAGATGAAGATAAAACAAACTACTTCAACAAGACAATAGGTACTGGTAGATTTTATTTCTACAATCACTTCGGTAGTAATTCAGTAGATAATATTGTTGCTAGAGTTAGATACATGGCAAAAGCTTTGGACTGTAAGTTCATAGTACTTGACCACATAAGTATGATTGTATCTTCTCAAGAGATAGGTGATGAAAGAAAAGCACTTGATGAAATTATGACAAAGCTTAGAACACTTGTTCAAGAAACAGATGTTGCTTTGATAATTGTATCACATTTAAAAAGACCAGATGGTAAAGGACATGAAGAGGGAGCAGTCACTTCACTTGCTCAACTTAGAGGGTCGGGTTCAATTGCTCAACTATCAGACATGGTTCTTGGATTAGAAAGAGATAGTCAGAGTGATGACATTGCTACAAGAAATACTACATGCTTAAGAGTTCTTAAGAATAGATTTGTAGGTATGACTGGTCCTGCTACATATTTATACTACGACAAAGATACTGGTAGATTAAATGAGGTTGAGAAACCAAGTGGTGATGAAACAGAAGAAGATAAATTTTAATTGGAAGGAATAAAAGTGGGCGATAAAAAACTATTCTTAGATATTGAAACAACAGAGATTGTTAATGGTCATGGACTACCTAATAAAATCTTTTGTTTAGTTACTATTTCTGATGAGGGTAATGTTGTATGTTATACTCCAAATGATTTACATAAATTTAAAGATGACGCAAAAAATTATCAAGAGTTTATTGGACATAACATCATAGGATTTGATGCTCCAGTTATTAAAAAAGTTCTTGATGTAGATTTATTTCAGATGGGTAAGGTAACTGATACACTTATACTATCACGATTGTTTAAACCAGTAAGAGAAGGTGGACATTCATTAAGAGCATATGGAATTAAGTTTGGATATAACAAGATAGACTTCAAAGATTTCTCTGAGTTCTCTTTAGAAATGTTAGAGTATTGTATTCGTGATGTTAAACTTACAAAAAAAGTTTATGATTTATTACAAAGACAAGGTAAAGGTTTCTCTGAAAAATCTATTGAGTTAGAACATGATGTTTCAAAGATAATAGAGAAACAAGTACAGACTGGTTTTCTTTTTGATAATGAGAAAGCACACATACTACTTGCTAAACTTCAAACTAAGATTGATGAAGTACAAAGTAAAGTTAGAGAAACTTTTCCTCCACTTAAGATTGAGGAAACTTTTATACCTAAGTCAAACAATAAAGCACGAGGGTATGTAAAGGGACAACCATTTATTAAAGTCAAGTATCAAGAATTTAATCTTGGTTCAAGACAACAGATAGGTGAACGACTTATGAAACTAGGTTGGAAACCTAAAAAGAAAACTGATAAAGGACATGTAATTGTAGATGAAAAAGTTTTATCAGAGATTAAAAACATTCCCGAAGCGGAATTGATAAACGAATTCCTTCTACTGCAAAAGAGAATTGCAATGATTAATTCTTGGATTGAAGCGGTAGCAGAGGATAGGAGAGTACATGGAAGAGTTATTACCAATGGTGCAATAACTTCGAGAATGAGTCACCAGTCGCCCAACATGGCTCAAATCCCTGCTGTGTACTCTCCATATGGTAAAGAGTGCAGGGAGTTATGGACAGTTCCTAGCGGATATAAATTAGTGGGAATAGACGCAAGTGGACTGGAGTTAAGAATATTATCCCACTATATGAACAACAAGGAGTATATTAATGAAGTCATTAATGGAGATATACACACTACAAATCAAACTCTTGCAGGGTTGGAAAGCAGAGATACTGCAAAAACATTTATCTATGCGTTCATTTATGGAGCAGGTAACAAAAAACTCGGAAGTATCTGTGGAAGGAATGAAAGCTATGGAAAGCAGATTAAAGAAAGATTTCTTGAGTCTTTACCAAGTCTTAAGAGGTTGCGAGATAGAGTGGACCTCGCTTGTGGAAAAGGATACCTCAAAGCAATCGACCAAAGAAACCTCATCATCAGACAAAAACATTCAGCAGTCAACACCCTCATCCAAGGAGCAGGGGCAATAGCAATGAAGAAAGCATTAGTATTATTAGACAAAGAGATAGAAGAAAATAATATTGATGCATTGCCAGTCGCTAATGTACATGATGAATTTCAATACCAAGTAAAAGAAAGTCAAGCAGATAAACTAGGACAACTTGCAGTACAATGTATTACCAATGCAGGTAAAGAATTGAATATAAGATGTCCACTAACAGGGGAGTACAAAGTTGGAAACAATTGGAAAGAAACACACTAAGACATTAGATACTCTTATACCAGATATTAATAAATTATTAACTGGATTAGCGGAAGGCAAACAAATAAAAGTATCAGATGATAAGTTAAATAAATTTTTATCTAACATTAAAGACGCAATGATTGACTGGACTAACCCAGTTAAGCAAGACAAAAGTCATTTGCGTATGTCAATAGTTGGAAGACCAACAAGACAATTATGGTATGATAAAAATCAACCAAAGAAAAAAGCAAAGGCAGACCCATCACTACAATTAAAATTTTTGTATGGACATTTACTAGAACATTTAGTTTTATTTCTTACTGATTTAGCAGGACATGAAGTAACAGACCAACAAAAGAAAGTTAATGTCGAAGGTATAGTAGGACATATGGATAGTAAGATTGATGGTGAAGTTATAGATGTTAAGACTGCGTCAGCTTATTCATTCAAGAAATTTGAGAATGGTACACTAGAAGAGGATGACCCTTTCGGATACATTGCTCAACTATCTGGGTATGAAGCTAATGAAAATTCTAACAAAGGAGGATTTCTTGCAATCAATAAATCAACTGGACAACTTGCTTTATATAGACCAGATGACTTAGCTAAACCAAATATTAAAACTTTAATTAAAGATGTTAAAGAGAAATTAGAATCAGATGAGTTACCACCTAAGTGTTATGAACCAGTACCACATGAGAAAGCAGGTAACATGAAACTTCCTGCGGGTTGTGTGTTTTGTTCGCACAAAGTTGAGTGTCATAAAGATACTAACGAAGGTAAAGGACTACGAGCATTCAAGTATGCAAGTGGTAATATTTTCTTAACACGAGTTGTTAAAGAACCAAAAGTTAACGAGGTAAAAATAATAGAACAATAATTTTATGTTGAAACATAAGCACTTACTTGTAAGAGCAGAAGTATTAGAACCACCAAAAGATTTAAAGACAACTAGAGTATGGTTAAAAAAATTAATAACAGATATAGATATGAAGATACTTGGTGGTCCATATCTAAAGTATTGTGACAACATAGGCAACAGAGGATTAACTGCAGTTACTATAATAGAAACTTCTCATATAGCAATGCATGTTTGGGATGAAGACAACCCTGCGTTAGTTCAACTTGATGTTTATTCTTGTAAAGATTTGGATGAAGAGATTGTATTTTCTTATCTTTATAAGTTCAAACCAGTACGAATGAGTTATAGATACTTTGATAGAGAAACAAATTTTAAATTAATAAAGGTACAAAATGAATACAAAACAAGTAAATAAAATTAGACGAAGAGCAAAGACTATCATGGTAGAATGGTTGCATTCTTTACTACCAGAACATT